ATCTATATTGTCTATTTTTTTCAACGCTCCAACTAATATGTATACAGCAGCCGCAAATCCAACCAGGAATAATGCTCCTTTTTCAAGCTGTACGCCATACTTGGTCATTAAAACTGCAACCGTTCCTAAGCCGGCAATCACAAGAGCAAGTGTTGTCAATGACACGGCTATATCTCCGAATGTCATAGTGGAAATCAGTTTTAGCGCTAAGGCCAATACTCCAATCGATACCGATACTTCCAAAATACCTTTACTGATTGACTCTAAATCACTGATTTTTTCCAGTTTAGATAATACGCCTAATGTTCCAACAAGAACACCAATCACAGCAACCATAGATGCAAGAATGATAGCAGAACTTTTCAGCTTCTCTTGATCCATGAGAGATAAAAATATAAGTGCTAAAGCTAGTGTTCCTATTGCATTTGCAAGCTGTTCAATTTTGGATGTTTCGTTCGAACCAGAAAAACCACTAATTGCACTTCTAAGTGTATCCATTAATTTAGATGCACTACTCATTACTTTTCTGGCTGCCAATACTGCTAAAAGCACACTAATGGCATTAGCCAACACAAATATAGATCCAGGATGTATACCGTCTAGGAATTTACCAATAGCTTCACCCAGTAATCCAAGACCATCTCCAACATCGGTTAACACTCCACCGCCAAATTCTTTCAGTTTTTCTAAGCCACTCGCCAACATGTCAAGTGCTCCAGATAACCCTTTTTCTTTGATAGTATCGACAAATCCTTCGACCTTGGTTTTACCTTTATCTAAAAATGAAAGAAAGTCGTTCAATAATTCAGCAGGACTCAGTGTCGCCAGTTTCTCTAAACCATCAATAATATTATCAATGGCTTCGTCTTTCAAATCCGTCAAATAGGAAATAAGTTTCTGAACATACTCATTCTCTGAAAGACTAGCCATAAACTCTTTTGCTTTTACCTTTGCTTCGTCATAAGCAACACCGAGTGTATTAAGAATCTGAACAATATATTCTGTGGCTTTAGCATATCGTTCTTCACCGATTACATTCGTCTTTACAGTTGTTGCACCGCTTTTCAGTTTACTGGTTATAGACTGAATAGCCTTTACAAATATCTGTGACTCTCGGACAGACTCATCCAGTCCAACTAGCCAATCGCCAATGTTGGCTGTAAAACTCAAAAATCCATTTCCGGCAGGTGAAACAGCTTCGATGATATCTTTTATACCACCTACAATCGCAGAGATGGCTTGTATACCAATATCTAATACTGCAAACCCACCTTTAAGAGTTCGTTTCAGCTTGTCCGCAGTCTCATCGCTCATGATAAGACCTTCTGAAAATTCATGAATACCTTCAATAATGTTATACAGACGTTCGGCTGTCATTGGGGGGAAGATTTCAGACGATGCTTCTTTCACAGTATCAATAACTTTTACCAATCCATGAAAAGCATTCCAAAGTGATTCAATAAGAAGATCTCTACCACCTAAATCCGTGATAGAGGAAATTAAATCCTGTACATCGAGATTCAATTCTTCAGTGCTCTCAGAAGCACTCTGTAAAGCAGCAATTGTTTGAGGTCCAACAATACCGTCAACAATCAAATCGTTGGCTTCCTGGAAAGATTTAATAGCAGCCTGAGTATAATTACCAATAATGCCATCTATTCCATAACTGCCAAGATCATACCCTAAATTGTCTAAGGCTTCCTGTATCTTCTTAACGTCGTCCCCAGTGGAACCCCATCGAAGCAGGTCCGTAATATCAGACAGGTCTACCACAGATTTGGACAGTCCATCAACCGCCTTTTGCAAGTAATCAGTAGATAATGCACCTGAGGTGAAAGCCTCTTCCAGAGATCCATACTTCTCGACTAATTGATCAACATCTTTTCCACTTTCAGTCAGTGTATCTTCCAATTTCTTCTGGAATGTTTCACTCGATATACCGGCATCGTTAATCTTGCTTACCAGCTTGTCCCAGTTACTGTTCATAGCCTCGGAAAGAATCTCATTACGATTGTTTCCGCTTGTAGCAAAGACGTCGTACAATTCGTTAGCCAGATCAGTCCAAAGAACTTTTGCTTCTTCGTAGTTACCAAATATCAATTCGAATGTCGTCATCCATCCGGTACTTACTGCATCCTTAACCGAGTCGATTGCGTCTCCGAATGTTTTCGCTTCCTGGGCTGCTTTAAAAGCTTTTTCTCCCAGTTCCATTCCTTCGCCATCGAAGTTTGCCATGGCTTCCGAACAGGTATCATAAGAATCTGAAATTTCGTAAATAGCATCGGCATACTCGCCGTATTTTGAAAGTGTGGCAACTAATACGTCACTGCTAAACCATCCGTCAGATAATTCATTTGCAAACTGAGACAGACTAAAGCTATTTCCTTCCAGTGTTGTATACAGATCATCTCCGGATTTGGTCAAGGTACCCATTGATACCGCCGTGTCAATTGCCGTTTGCTGAAACTCCTGTGTATTCATGTTCAGCATCTGAATGGATTTCCAGTCCTGCAATTTCATCGCGCCGGCTGCAATCGCCTGCGAGACATTATACATGGCACTGGACGCTTTGGTAGCATTAACACCAGACACTGCTGCCCAGTTTGCAATACCTTCCATAGAAGTTACCGCGGTATCCAAGTCAACACCGGAAGAAGTAAACTTACCAATGTTCGAAACCATGTCTGTGAAATTGTAACTGGTCTCATCTGTAAACCAGTTCAACTTTTCCAGAGAACCACTAACCTCGTCGATTGTTTTTCCAGTGGCCGCCATGATGGTCTGGACACCCTCTACTTTAAGGTTGTACTTATCCCATCCTGATGATATCTGGTCAGTAGTCAGCGACGATACCAACTGTTTTCCTGTGTTAATAGCGGAATTAGTAATGTTCTGAAGAGCAGTGACCCCGATGATACCTAGTGCTGTAAACTTGCTTGAAATTTGATCAATTCCATCTGAAATTGTAGAAAGTGAAACACTCTTTGCAGCTTTGTCGAGATTCTCTAATCCTTTTACGGAATCTTCGAGTTTCAAACTTTTTTTCAGATTGTCAAGAGATGTTACACTTTCCTTAATCCCCTTTTCAAACTGCTTGTTCTCGAATTGCATTTCAACAATTCTCTGATCAACGCTACTCATGCTGAGGTCACCTCTTCCCATATCTCTTCTGCCATCTTGTCAAATACCGGACGAATAGCCGGATTTATGTAATCTCGCCCCTGAACATAACCACCAGTGCCTGTGCCGTGACCATACTGAAGAATCAAAGCTATGTTTACACCTTTGTTCTCATTGGAGTTTCTCCAATATATAGTGGTCCCTTTTCCTTCATGCACAATCTCGTATCCCCAGGAATTGGCGGTTACTCCAGAGTCAATCGGAGTAGCTGAAGCAAGAGCATCTACTCCCTTTTGAGCGTATCTCTCCATTATCTGCAGATAATCTTCTTTGGACATCTTACGGAAAAACTTCTCAATCTTCTTGAAGTCTCCTCTATGCTTAAAAACTACTCCCATTTTGAATTTCTCCTACTTTTTCTTCAGGTACGCACTGGAGCTGAATCCTGTGTAAAGGATTCCATCAAGAGTCACCTGAATGTACAGCCACTTTGTACCGTCGAACTCGTTATAGTATCCGTAATTCTTTACAGACGTTCCTTTCGGAATCAGACAAAGTGCTTTCTTATTGCTTCCCGCATCATTACGCAAATAAAGATTGGCTGTCGTTACATATGTACCGGCAAGTGCCTTATCTGATTTCTTTGCTGCGCAGGTTGCGGTTACTTTCTTGCTGTAAGATTCTGTAACGGTGGATGTGGTTGAAACACTTCCGTTAAGAATCTCATTTACACACTTCTGTACCTCGGTATAGTTATATCCGGCAGCTTCCAGAAGAACTTTACGTGATTCGCCTGTACCCCATGTACCAGCAATTACTTCTCTTGCAACTTCTGTAACTGTCTTGCCCGGAAGTAATTCAGGTGCACTTACTGTATCGTCATCGTACTTCGGCGTGATAAATCCTCGAATGTATTTGCCATTAATGGAGATAGTCCGTTTCTTAACAGAATCTGAATAATTACCTTCACCAACAACAAAGTATCCGGCTGCAGTGTTCGTCTCCAGAATAACTCCAACATGGTCTGGCCAACCGGTGTTGTCTCCAACTCCAGAGTCATCCCAGTCATACAAAATTCCATCACCAGGTTTTGCCACGTATGCATCGTTTTCCTGCCAGCATCCCATTTCCTTTGCTGCTTCAATCAGCTCTCCACAACTAATCTCAATTGGCATAATAGCTGTATAGCCATTCTTAATTGCGTCTGCTGACCATGTACATGCGCACCATGCCCAGCTATAATCCATCTTTAAGTTTCGTGGAAGTTTACCGGTGAATGAATTATAGAGATCAATGATGATTTTGTAGGAGCCATCAGCCTCGTTCAAACCTAACCATGACGTAATTACGTCAACTACTGCCTGTCTTTTATAAGCCATTTTGATTTTTCCTCCCAACGTTATTAACCGCTTGTATTCATCTGTTGTCTACGAGCTGCATTCAGTGCTCGGTTACGTTTCATCACGTCCTTGCTCTTCATCTTCTTCTTTGGAGAGTTCTTGATATTGCAGACTCGTATCAATGTAATCAATCTATTCAAATGCCATTTCTGACATTCAAATGGTATGTTTAAGGCAACCATCCAATAGTAAATCAACTCTGATGTGATTTTCTCTTTTGATTGTTTGGATCGTTTGCCAGGTCTTTCTTGTCCAAAAGTAGTCGCAGTCATCGGAGCATTAATGTATGTAACAACTTTGTCAATTACATTCTTTGGTATACACACATATACCAGCGGATTCACATTTGTAGTTATTGTCATGCATCGAATGTAATCCACGATTTCTTCCTCAGTCATCGGTTCCTTATTGCTTAAAAAAGATTTGTTCCACTTGGATTCCCATTTCGAAATCGAAACTAATGAATGCTCTAACTGTAACTTCTGTTCTTTTAATTCAAAGAGCTCATTTGTTTGCTCATTGAATAATCTTTGTTTTGGAATAACAATTTCAAGCATGTCATCCCTCCTCAACTGTTATTTCACAGGTAAGGCGGCAACATTATCCGGGTTTGGAACTTTCGGAATAATGCCGTTGATAAATGCTGTCATTGCTTCTGTACCGCTTGTGATTTCCATGAAGAGTTCGGAATAGGCTTCTGTCTGAGCAAATTCCTCGCTGATCTTATCGGATTTAATAAAGCGGCGACCATCCTCAGACGGAATACCATAGGACTTGAACAGGATTTCTTTGAATGTATCTACAATCTTTTCGTGATCACCGGATACTGCTAATTCCTGCAGCATTGCTTTCAAACCTTTTGGTGCACGTAAATCCCATTCTGTAAGTTCCGCTTTGGATAAGTTGAAATAGAATACCTCTTCTCTGGCATTCCCGTTATAATCTGTATAAGAAATAGTTTTTGCTAACATAATAATTAAATCTCCTTTCACTGAATCATCGTCATTTGTAAAAGAGCCGCCAGCTATCCTGAATACGGCTCAGTAATTAGATCATTTTGAATTTTGGCATCAAGCCTCAGCTTTCTTAAAGATAGCCAGTACATCATCCGGAAGCGGGAGCATAGGAGTTGCTGATTCGGTACCATACAGTTTATCTTCCAGTGCCTGAAGCTGAGTCTTATCAACTTTCGTTGAATCAATTGTGATCAGGGCAGTCGGTTTATAGCCTGTTACATTAACTGGTGTAGTTTCTACATCCCAGGACATGGTTGCTGCATCTGGAGAATCGTTAACGGTATCGTATTCAACATCCGTCGGAGATGCCGTACAACTATATACCAAATGTAACTTGTAACCGTCGTCCTCTTCTGTGTTGGTGTCATTACCAATTTCAGTACGGTAGCATAAACCGAAGGATTTTCTCTTCTGCTGCCCGATGAATACACCATCTGCTACTTCTGCAGAACCATCACAACTTGCCCATTCATCCGGATAAGTATACGCTTCGATTGTTAAGCCGAGTGTTTCTGCACTTCGGAGAATTGCATACTTAATACCATCTGCATACAGAACAGTTGACTCTGCACCTTCCTTGTTTTCTGTGATTGCTGTAATACCATTCCAGGCTACACCTACCGGATAGGCTCCCTTGGAGTCCTGAGGATAGAGAGCAACCTTACTAATGCCAGTCTCAAATAAACGTTCGCCGGTTTTGTCCCATTCAAGTTTAGACATATGTAATTTCCTCCTTAATAATAAACATCGTAAACATCGTGATTGAGATTATCCGCTGTATAATGTCGATTAAAACTGCTATATGGCAGTTGACGAATTTTGTCAGGTATCTCACTGTCCGGGTTTTTATCAATCACGGTTACCTGATATCGTTTTTTGTGCGTGTATAAACGATTATTGGCATACTTGACATCTTCCGCCTCTCGCTGATACACGATGCATGGATAAGTAAGTTTCAGCGTTTCTGGAGGTTGGAAATAAACATAGTTGCTTCCCAGTAAACCGGTTAGAATGTAATGGAAATCAACTCGATCACCCATTGTAGACACCTCCAATCGTTAAAATAAGACGAGGCCTCTGTATTTCCACATTCGTGACTTTCCACAGAGACCCCATCCATTCAACATAACGTATAGAAGAATAATTCGCATAGGCAAAAGCATCGGCAACGATACTAAACATATTATTCAGCGTTAAATCATCATTAAGATTGTTTCCCGCTTCCCGCCTACTGGTATTTTTCAAGACATCACCTCGGTAGTACCGGTCAGTGATAATTTCTTCTGAGAATACACCTGGGGCAGTTTCTTTTGTCTCAATGTATCCGACTTTACCGTAAAATCTTGCCATTTTGAATTTCTCCTTTATTTAGTCATTATCACGCTGAAGCTGTTACGTCTTCTTCCAGAGCAATAGCAGAGTATACTCTGGTAAGAGCACCAGAACATCTTGTTTCAATCAGGGATTTCTCCTGGTTAAAGTCGATGTCGAACTGGGTGAAATGTGTTACTTCGCCACCCTTTGTAGCACCCAGAGAGTAGTCTGCCAGGTTTGCAATAATGCCAAGAAGTTTCTTGGTTTTGCTGTCTTCGGTAGTTCTCGTCTTGCCCTCAAACTGTTCCGCTGTAACGATGTTTCCAACATTCAGTGCGGAAGCGAGTTCTGCTTTAGAAGAGTAGATTCTTCTACCATTGATGTCACGTGCAAGCAGCATTACATTGAGCAGATGCGGTGTACAATAGAAATCCGGAGTTCCGGTTCCTTTGTATTTCTCCCTTGCATAGAGAACCTTTGTGATGATAGCTTCTGCATAAATGTAGTTCTCACCAAAGTTCGCTCCAGTATTAGTACCCTGCAGTTCAGCCTTAGCTGCTGCCACATCCAGATCAACATGAATGGTATACAGTTCATCATCCAGCCAGATAGGACGAATGTGTTCAGATGCGATCTTACCTTCATCTCCATCGTCTCTGCCATCACCAAGCATAATAGCTGTAGCCAGTTCTTCGTTTAACATCATCCTGTCGATGTTGTACAGATACTGAACATAATCGAAATCTGTGATATCAATGATATCGTCTCTGTGCAGCGCGCTCTTTACATAAACGGTCTGCGGATCGGTAGTACGTCTTACCAGTTTGAAGTTTCCAGTCTGAGATTTCTTCTTACCCTTCTCATATCCCTTAGCCCGGAGAGCATCGATATTACGAATGTCAACCTGACTGGTTCTGATTCTGGAAATCGGACTCTTATGTACTTTGTTCATAACAACACTAATCCACCCCTGGTCACTGGTGATCAGTTCCGGTGCACCTGGGCGTACTTCTTTGTATTCCGGGAAGAGGTTGTATACGTTACCTTCACCTGTCTGCACAAAGCCACTGCTTACAGCATCATGCTGAAGATCATGCTCGTCCGCATAAATCTGAAGCGCACTCTGGAATGTACCTACAGTGCTGGTCTTTGCAAGATTGAGAATGTCCATCTGATCAGAGTGGGTCAGTACGTTTTCCGTATTCTGAGTGTCCTGGTCAAAAATGTTATGTTTCATATTAGATCCTCCTTCATCATTGTCGTCTTCGTCTTCATCATCGTCCTCGGAGAGAACCGAGCCGAGCAGACCGTATAAGACTTTTTTCTGTTTTTCATTCATGGTGTCAATTACATCCTGAACAGTTTCTTTACTGTCACCGCCGTCGTCACCGGATTTAGAAGCATCACCGTTACCCTCATCAGAGTGGAACAACAGTTCGATGCTCTCACCAGTGTAGATAACAGCTTCTTCATCAGTGTCTGCAGAATGTGCAATAATAGTGTCAATGTATGCACCAGGATTAGCACCTGCATGTACCAGACTTACCTCTCGAATAGTTCCATGCATCACGTCAGACGCGATCTGCTTCAAACCATTTGCATAAATAGAAAGAGCTGTAATATCCTTGTGAGATACCAGCACTTTTGCAACCTGTCCTTCGGATGTATCGTTAAACGTTCCATATCCGTAGACACCATCATCTCGGTTTTCCAGTAATACATGTCCTAAAACATGTTCAAGTTCGTCATGAGAATGATTCCAGACAAGAGGCACTGTCTGACCATCATTATCTTTAAACGCGTTGTGTCGGATAATTCGTCCATCCGAACATTTAAGATCGTTTCTGGTGACATAGCCACCAAAATCGGCATCTTGTTTACTCATTTTGATTTACCTCCTCATCTTCGTAGTTGCCACCAGAATTGGTATATGATTCTTCAACCTCTTTTGACTGATTCAGATTACTGTTCACAAGCATGTCCGCTTTCGGATCAGTTGACGGTTTCATACCGATTAGCTGTCGAATCTCATTAGAAGTCATGATCTCGTTTCTGGTGAATTTATCAGCAATCTCCGCAATATTATTCAGCGGTACCAACTTGAATGGGTCTCGGAAGAATGCTATAGTCTGTCGTTTAGAACGAGCAGTCTTCGTTAGGAACTTCCGTTTCATCTCATCGGTGATAGCTGATAAAATTGGTTCAATTGTTCGATTGTTGTAATTCAGCATGGTCTGTTCATCCGCAGTTCCATCCAGAATGCTTTGTGTAATTCCAAGCTGACTGAAAAGTAATTCAGTTAAATACTGTATCTGTGACATTAAGTTGTTTTCAACTGAACGATTCAACTGAACAATTTTCTCTGTACCATCTGTATAGGCAACGCCGTACTTTGAACCTGATAACTGGCGTTCAATCTCTGCTCTACGTCTGTCTGCTTCTTCTCTTCTGGCAGCGGTTTTAATCACATACGGTAACTGAATAATTAAATCCAGTTTTCCAGAAGCTGTCTGCTCATCTGTTACATCAAGTAATGCTAACTTTCGCTTCAGTCTCTGCATTGTGGAGTTCGGTTCGTTCATTACCTCATACATCGGATTCTCGACAATAGCCACCATACTTTTTGGTAACAAGATTTCTTCTTTTCTTCCGGTCCGTTCATTGTAGATGTAGACCCTTACGTGTTCTGGATACCATTCAAGGATTTTAGCAGTACGCATGGAATTGATGTCATATGATCCAGTGACTTCCGGATTCAATGTTGTCTCTACTGGTACAATCGCCACACAACCCTCATCCAACATTGACATTACAATGTCCTGAATAAACGACCGTCCTGTTTGGTCAATATTAGCTTCGAGTGTCAGACAATTGTTAAGGCCCGAATCAATGCGTTCCAAATATCGGTCATTTTCGTCAAGTCTTATATGTTGGACTGAAATAGCTGCTACATCCATAGCGATTCGATTACAAACTGAAGCAATAATCGATCGTTCATTCCCTCTCGTAAATCTTGGTTGGAATGTTGGATACGAATACCCAGGACCGATGGTTCGATAGTAATCTGTCGGATCTCTACTTGTGAAAGCATTCCAGGCATGTTTCAGCCATGTTCCAATTCTTAAATCCATTTTGATTTTTCTCCTTCACTACACAGTCTCGTTCTTTAACCTATAGTTGTACTGTCTTTTTCTGTTAAATCATCATCGTGATTCTGATATTACCTAACACTCACCTTCCTTATTCAAATGCCTCTCGATTCAGTTTGTAAGCAACGTAAGCATCTAACAACGCTGCAACAGCATCAATCTTCTGATCATATCGTTTCTTCAATAACTTTCTGTTTCCATTTGTATCTTCTAACGTGATACAATTACCCATAGCAAATGACATTAACTCTTCATCAAACAAAAGCAGACGTTCTTCAGACAAGTCCTTCAATTCACCCAATGGGACAGATTCTGTCTTTGCACCCTGAATGACTTTCTCAATTCCAAAAGGACCGTTCTCGGTTTCCCATCGTGCTACAAATTCTTTCGCATTATATGGGTCAAAACCAAAACAACGGATGTCATAGGCACACTCAATGATGTGTTTATCCAAATCGTCATAAACTTCCATCATGTCTAAGACTGCTCCCTCCAGAACAATCAAGCTACCTTCTGCCATAAATTCGTTGTATTTGTTTCGCATTGCTGGTGGTAACTTTGTTAGAGTTAACGAAGAAATGTAATTTCGAGTCTTGATACCAAATAGACCATTTGATAGCGGAAACAAAAAGGTAAATGCACAAAAGTCATCACCTCGCGATAAGTCTGCGCCCAATGCACAAGGCATTTGCCAATAGCATCGTTTTCTGTGTGGCTTTGTTTCTTCATAAGTAAAGTAATAGGTATAACCTTCCATCGGTATACCAAATCGTTTTGCTAAAATATCGTTTCTAGCAGCGGGAGCTTTCTCGGCTCGTTCTACATCAAGTTGATACGTTTCATATGTAACAGTTTTGCCCAAATTAGGATTTGCTTTTAACCACATATCCGGATTGGCTACTTCATCAATGCTATCCAGTTTGTACCACCAGATAGACACGTGTGGATTGACGTATTCCCCTTTAAGGATTTCCATCAGCTCCATTTTGATTGTGTCGCCACTACCATTACGAACTGTTCCTTCCGAGCTTACAGCCAGGATGAGGTAATCGTCGTTCTTGGAAGCTCCCTGCTCCAAAGCACCGATAACATCCTCTCGTATATCACCAGATAGCCATTCATCCACACTGTTAATCTTACTGTTAAGTCCCTGAAGCTTATCAATGCTCATTGGACGGACTTCCAACAAAGAACCTGTGAGGAAATTCTCAATACCCTTTTTAGTTGCCGATAATTTCATACGTGCAGCTTTAGAGCCAGTCGTATTCTGTAAGGAACCTTCTGTAAGAAACTTAAAGTATGGACCTCGGCTTCTCGTAATCGAAGTTCGTATTGGAGCCATTACCTCGTCTGCCTGTTTCATCGTCGGTGCTGTAGTAACCTGATGGGTAGTGGACGTATCTACATTAAGGAAGTAGTTCTGAATGGTCGAAACATACATTGATTTGGCAGCACCTCGGGCAACGATAAGGTATTGTTTTTTAGTAAGTCTTTTCTTAACATTCTTCCTTACGTAATGTCCGCCGTGGCCATCCTGATTTGGTTCGTAAACACTTCGCTCAACAAAGTAATACCATCCGAAGATTTGCTCTCCCCATAACTTAAAGCTATCAAGGAGATTCATATCAGAGCCATCGGTTAGGGTTAGCTCATCTTCACAGAATGCAATCCAACCCTCAACTGCCTCATCATCATAGTAGACTCCTGGATTTGCAATGAGATCATCAATGCGATTCATCTCCATGGAAATCTCTCGATTGACAGGTATTTCACCTCGTATTACGGCATCACGAAACAAGCCGTAGTATTTGGGAGTGGCTGTATTCGATAATGCCATAGTATGTCCTCTATTTCTTCTTTATTGTAGTCACAGTTCTCTTCGTGCCATCCGGTAAGGTGGTAACTTTCACATCCGTTGTAGTAACCTTAGGCTTCTTATCTTTGTCGTTATTGTCTCCACCAATGGTAGGTAACTTCGAATCAGAAGAAGCGTTTACGATTTTTGCAACGTTGTTATACAAGTTAATACCTTTACTGGTCAGATCTGCAGCCGTACCAAGTTTGTTGGCCATCTCCTGCATCTTCTGTTGCCCGGTTTTTATATCAGCAGTTGCCAGTTTATTCACTTTAGTCGTCATCTCGTATCGAGCCACAACCTGATAAAGTTCGGCGTTCGAAAATTCATCAATGTTTTTACTGGCAGATTTGATATCACCTTTTGCGATGATCTTTTCTTTCTCTTCTGCAGACATCTTCGTTTCTTCTTTGTCAGTAGAAGTTTTTGTAGATGACCGATTTCTAAACAAGGACCTCTTTTGTGTCCGTTTTTCGATACTTGCCTGTTTTCTCTT